AAGAGAAGTGATTACTCAAGTGATGAGAACTTCAATAAAGCTAAGCAGAGAAGTGATAAGGTGATTGAAGAGCAGTCAAAGAATATTGATAAACTCAACAATTACTTGAAGAATGCTAACCAGATTGGCAAAGACCTTGGTAAAGCAGCACACATCAGGGAGCAGCTTTTCTCTGATAAGTTTACAGACCTTAATGCTAACCTTTATCACCATATGTCTATGGGTAAGCAGTTGGCATTCCAGTATGTAATCAACAAGGACTTTGTTGAGGAATACCCTGTATTATCTCATGATAATTTGGATAAACTTGATAAGGCTGATGTAGATACTCTCACTAATCTGTCTCTGGTAGCTGGTACATTTAAGCCTTCACTCAGTAAAGATGGTAAGGATGCTAAAGCTGAAATTTCAAAGAAATATTCTGAAAGACAGGCACTTCTTGAGACCTATGGAGGTGTTAAGGCTACAGGAGCTAATGAGTATTCAGAAAACAATGAAATCCGTTGTAAGGTATCTAAGGCACCAAAGGATGTAGTCAAGAGGATTACAGACAAGATTGCCAAGGATTGGGATATGCAAACACATGGTTCTATGAAGTATACAATAGAGGGTATTTATGAAGTGTCAGGTCTGAAAGCTGAAGAAGATTTCAATGCTTTGAGAAAGAAGAATAGAGGTAGTAGAAGCTACACATCAGGTGGAAAGAACTGTGAAAGTGACTTATTTTATCATGGAACTGGTTCTATGGCAACCTCACTTATTCTTGGTCATTCTGGGCAGTTCAAAGTTGGCAAGGCTAAAGTGGGAAGAATGCTGGGAGACGGCATTTACCTTGCGGATAAATCATCTAAATCAGCTCAGTATATAAGTGATAATGGGTATGCCAGACATGGTATCTCTGGGTCTTTAATGGTGTGTGAAGCTACACTGGGAAGAACTTGCACAGCCAGAAGAGGTCATAGCAGTGAGTGGAAGAATAATGACTCTGTGTATGGAGGAATTGCGGAGTATGGACTGCGGAATAATGAATGGTGCGTACATGACCCTAAAGCAGTTATTCCACGTTATCTTGTAAAGATGACAATAAAGTAAGGAGGTATGCCATGGTTACAGCTATAATACTCATAGTAATATTGGTTTCTGGTGCTGTTGTGGGTTCTACATTAATAACTGGTATTCTTGCGTTTCTCAAGGCTACTATCACATGGGGTATAGTTTTCGGAGACAAGAAAGACGCAGTAAAAGAGAGGTAAATGCTATGGAAATGATAAATCATATCAATTATCCTAACAAGAAAAATGAAGTTTACTGTAGGTTTAAGAACAAAATCATCAAGCTAGATAAAGATGGAAAATACTGGGACACTTGTTCTATTTGTCCATTATTCTCAGGTGATTATCAGGGAGAGGGCATTGAGTGCTCCTGGAATGATAGTGAGAATAATGAAGACACATATGTTTCTGACCCACAGGCAGAGCTTCTCAGAGTATCAGAAATGATAGATAATGGTGATAAAAACTACAGTAAGCAGGATATTAAGATACATTGATTTCCTTCCTCATGATATGATTGCCCTTTGCCGCTATCTCTATGTGGTAGTGACAAGGGCAATTCTGTTGTTAAACATATATTTATTACATAATCAATAAATTTAGCAAGGAGGTTGAAAGGATGAGTGTTGTACATCTAATCTTTGATTTATCCAAAGCATTCCCCACCAATAAGTCTGGATTGGTCAGGGTAATACGTATGGTAACAAGAAATGGTCACACATTTCCTGCTGCCTACTGGGTGTCTCCTAATCAGGTTCAAAAAACTGATATAGTATGCGACACTAAAGGAAACCCAATAGCTACAGCAGATAAAGTAGACAACATCCAACAGCAATCTGTAGGAAATTTCAACATAAATGAGTTTGACAAACTCAAGGATACAGATAGAAATGCTGCTATGAAGTATGCTCAAGATTGTGGTATTTCATGGGTGTCTAATGAGCATGCTGGTATTAACTGGATGCGTTGTATGACGGCAGTAAAGAAAGCAGCAGGTATTGTGACTGAACCTAAGAAAAAAGTGAAAGTTACTGTACCTAAAGATACCAGACCTGCTCCTGAAATTGGCACTAATTATGATTTAAGCAGTCTTGCTAATCTCAATTATGAGAGACTCAGTAAGAAAGACAAGCTGAATGCCTTGAAGACAATTATGTCCAGAGAAGACATTGAAGCTATGTGTTATTCTACAGGTATAGAATGGCAGAAGCATGATATGCCTGCTATAAATACTATGAGAATGCAGATGGCTCTGGCAGATTGGCTTGATGAAAAATCTCTTGCTCAGGCTCAGGTGTTTGCTAAGGTAGAACATGGTGGTGGACCTGCTATAAAGAAATCACCATTACAGGATAAGAAAGATGGAAATAAGTCATTTTTAAGTGTACCTAAAGGAGCTACAGAACGTGAGAAACAAATGATTGCTCTTGTAAATGATGTGTCTTCCAAAGATGACTTAACTCTGTATAAGCAGGTAGGTATAATAGCAGAGGATGAACAGTCTAAACAGTATCTCAAGACTACACTCCTGCCTAAATCTTCAGGAACAGATGATGATGCTGTAAAGAAGTTATTGGAGGAAAGATACAGTAAGTTCAAAAGAGCTTATGGTGTTCATCATGAGTTTATTACTTATGGACTGGAAAAGACCATGAAAGGCTTTACACCTGAGCTTATTGCTAATGGTGGCGCTTTCAGTTCGTTAATGAGAAACAGCTTAGATAGTAGAATGTTCACAGCTCCACGTGATTTCTTAGCTTTACAAAGAAATATTGATAAAGCTGAAGGAGCATGTAATGCTAAAGAAGCTCTTGACAATAGATACATTTATTCTATGCAATATAATGGTCCAGAGTACATTGATGAACTTATCACATCTTTACATGATAACTTTGGAGAGTATGAATATTTCAACGACTATAATCAGAGGTCTAAGACTGTTTATTCTCCTAATGGAGCAGACAGAATGTATGAACTTGCCTGGTGGGATGATGGCATCATAAGTTTTGATAATTTCATGGAAACCTTTGATATAGATAAGGATGGAGTTGGTGTAGCTCTTAATAAGATTGCTCATGACCATCCTGAACTCAAGAATACCTGTGAAGAAATGAAGAAGAATTGGTCTGACGCTGTTATGTCTGTTCAAGGAGCAGTAGGCAGAGGATTTCAGATGCTCAATTATACTCCAGAAGAAATACAGAAAAAGCATGATGTTGTGGAAGCTAATGCTAAACTTGAAGAGTTGTCTACAAAATTTGTGTTAACTGCTATGTCTGAAGAGGACTTGGAAGCCTACAGAAAATCATTTAGTTCTTGGAAGTCTAATACTTCTAAGGAAATTATAGTAGATGACCAAGGAAATGTAAAAATAGTTGTATCTAACCCTGTGTTTAATCAGTGGGAGCCAATTTCTGATATCAACTGGAAAAGTAAAGAATTCAATATAAACTGGGAACAAACTATGCCTGGAAGTACTAAGACCTGGCATCAGGAGTTCGAACCTTTGCTGAAAACACTGGAAGCAAGCAGTAACCAGATTATGCTTGTAAAAAACCCAGAGGTATTCCACAGAAGATGTAAAGAAAACCTGAATTTTTACCAGATGGAAACCAAGAACAAGTTTAGAGAAGCTGTAGAAAGCATGTTTGGAATGAAACATGTCGACATGTTTGAAGATGATGACAATGGTATCCCTAAACTCAAGCAGGTAAAGTATGTGCCTACTGAGGAAGATACTAATAAAGATTGTGTAGTTACCAATCTTATGAAGATGCGCAGGAATGCTGAAAGTTACAATGAAATCTACAGTGCTGTGCAAAATGAGTCACGTAAATCTCAGCTTAATGATGCTGGTAAAGACCTTGGAAATGTATTTGACTGGTGGAAACAGGATGAATATTTCAAGTACAAGAATTATGCTTCAGATGATGGGGCTATACAGTACAAGTTTTTAGATGAACAGGACAATGATAATGCAGAAGAACTTCAGAAACATGAAGTAGAACCACAGAAACTACTTCAGTTACTGAAAAAACAGCATGCTTCTATGAAAACTTATTCACCTAAACAGCTTGCTTCGATAAAGGAAAACCTGATTAAATACACTCAGGAAAGAGCTGACAAGATACTGTGCAGAAATGGCAATGATTTGTCTTGCTGGAAGAATATCAATTATGCCTGGATTGGTGGACATATGAGTGGTTTGGATGCCTATGCAGCTACAATAGACAATAATGAACATTGGTCACTTCCTTCAGAGCATCCTCTGTTTAATGTAATGATGGATGACCTTGATGGAATTGTAGTAAGAAATAAGGCTGCAAGAAACCAGAGGATAAAATCAGACAGAGACATCAAGAGGCAGCTCAGAATAAATCTTGGAATTGATATAGAAAGTGGAGATACTTCACCAATAAGTACTAAGGATAGACAAGACACCCTGAATGTTCTTAGGTGTTCCATTGGAACGATGAATGATGATGATTATAAGACACTTCAGCATAAGGTAAAAACTGATTGGGATAACAAGGTTCATGGTAGAAATTCAGCTAAGTTCTATGGAGCATATGAAATACATAACCTTGAGCTGGAAGAACGGTTCCAGAGGTCATGTGAACGTATGGGAGAGCAGTCAGAACAGTATTACCATGGAACAACCTTTGGAGCCACTGAAGGTATTCTGGGTAAAACAGGAGCATTCAGAGTACCTAAGAGTGATGCTGAAGTAAAGACTGCCTCTATGCTGGGAAGAGGCATTTATCTGGCTAAGAAGTCCAGTAAATCAGCTCAGTATGTTAATGATTACAACAGTGGGAGATATGGCAGAGGTACGCTATTCGTGTGTGATGCTATATTAGGTAAACAGATGCCCTATACAGGTTCAGGCTATGACCCATCTTATGACACTGAGGATGGTACAGTTTGTGCTACTGAGAAATTAGGTAGCAGATTTAGTCTGTTAAATGATGAATGGGCAGTAAGAAATCCAGACTTTGTGCTTCCCAGAGTTATTATAGACTTTGAGAATGCCAGAAGATATTAGGAGGTGACCAAACATGGCAAAACAGCAAGTTTACAACATGCGAAAAGAAAATATCAACCACATCAATTACCCTGATGCTTCAGGTAACATATACTGCAGGATGGAGAATGCTCTGATAAAGTATGACATTGAACACTGTTCTAAGTGTCCTCTTATGTCAGGTTCAGCACAGGGTAAAGGGGTAGAGTGCTACTACTATGATGCAGTATTCAAGACCCAGATAGAGCCAATAGTTGATACTCCTAACAATGAGCTTATGCGTATTTCTCAGCTTATTGACCGTAAAATTGTTGATAAACCAGCAATCAGGAGGTAATTGTTATGATTACTAAGGTACAAGCTGATAAGATAAAGCTCATAGTCAAGAAACATATGGAAGTTTTAACAAAAATTCTGGTGGGTGAAGGCAATCCCTCACCTGCTTTGATAAAAAAGTTGGGACTTCCCAAGGAACTCAGTGACTTGATTACTGATTCATATAAATATGGAAAATTGAGAGTTCTTCAGGGGAAAGACTTGTCTAAGATGTCAGAAGCAGAGGTTAATAAACTAATTGATAAAATTACACTGACTCCTAATCAGGCTCATTCTCTTGATTATCTGAAGATGAAAACACAGCTGAGTATTGACTCCTTGGAAACCAGGATACTGGCTAATACAATGAGTAAAGCCTTACAAGAGCAACTTAATATGTATCAGGCAGTTCAGAAAGTTGTTCCTAAAGCAATGAAAGAGCATCAGGAGTTCTATAAGGTAGTCCAAGAACTCAGAGAAACTTCAGGAGATTGGGAGAGAGATTGGCATAGAGTAGCCATGACTGAAATGGTTGATACTAAGAATATGGGTGAAGCAAATGCTATTCTTGATGGAGAAAGCCCATTTTCAACAGACAAAGGAGATACAATTGTCTTCAAGAGACCCAGAGCAGACTGTTGTCTTCAGTGTAAAAAGCATTATCTTGAGGCAGATGGTATCACACCTAAGACCTTTAAGCTATCAGAATTGATGGCTAATGGAAATAACTATGGTAAGAAAACTGCAGATTGGAAGCCAACTGTAGGAACACTACACCCTAACTGTCAATGTGTTTTAGGTATATTACCTGATGGTTATGGGTTTGACTCCACTGGTCAATTGACTCCATTACAAAAATGAACAGTTTATGGATAATTATGTAACAAACATAGGAAAGGAGTATTGATTGTGAGTCCATATAAGCCTATTAAAATAAATTTGGTACACAATTCACCATTGAAACCCACAATAATTACTCCAACTGAGCCATTGGTAAAATCAATGCCTGTCCAGGAATATAAAGCCTACCAGGAGCCACCATTACAATTGATGGAGGCAATGGGATATAAGGACAAGCCCACAAACCTTACTTATAACATGCTTTACCAGATGTCTATAAAGAACTCAGTTGTTGGAGCAGTTATCAATACACGTGTGAATCAGGTGAGTACTTTTACACAGCCATCAAGGTTTTCGGAGGATGGACTTGGATACAAAATTAGACTGAGAGACCCAAACGCTGTTCCTACTGAGGGTCAACAGGAAGTTATTGCTTCCATTGAGTCATTCATCGAAAACTGTGGATATAAAAAAGACAATGCCAGGGACAACTTTGACACTTTTATCAGAAAAATTGTTAGAGATAGCCTGACATATGACCAATCCACCTTTGAAGTCATCCGTGATAGAGCTGGTAGACCAGCTGAGTTTATGGCGGTTGATGCTGCTACAATAAGGGCAGCTACTGAAGACTTCAAGTATTCTCAGTATATGGGTGATAACCAACCTAAGAGCAATGAAGAGGTATCCTACGTACAGGTAGTAGATGGAGTAGTTGTTGCTTGGTTTACTGCTGAGGAACTGGCTTTTGGTATAAGAAATCCAAGGAGCAGCATATACATGCAGCCATATGGATTTTCTGAACTGGAACAGTTGGTAACTCAGATTACAAGTCATCTGTACGCTGAAGAGTACAACAGCAAGTTCTTTAGTCAGGGTGGAACAACTAAGGGTATCATCAATATCAAGCAAGACCCAAATGGGGTAATGAATACCGAACAGCTTGAGTCTTTTAAGAGACAGTGGCGTGCGCAGGTATCAGGTTTAACAGGAGCATGGAAAACTCCTGTTCTTCAAGTACCTAATGGAATTGAGTACATAAATGTGTCTCAATCTAACAGGGAAATGGAATTTGAAAAATGGATGAATTACCTGATTAACATTGTATGCGCTGTATTCCAGATTGACCCTGCTGAGGTAAATTTCCCTAATAATGGTGGCGTTGGTGGTACTGGCGGTGGAGTGTTTGAAAGCTCTAATGAAACACGTATTAAACATAGTAAAGACAAGGGGTTAAGACCTTTATTGAGGTTTGTGGAGTCAATGATGAATAAGCATTTGATTTCACAATTCTCTGATGCGTATGTGTTTACCTTTGCAGGAATTGATGAAGAGTCAGAGAATGACAAGGTTGAACTGGCTACCAAAGAGGTCAAGACTTATAAGACCATCAATGAAATCCGTAAGGAAAGAGGATATGATGAACTGGAGAATGGTGATGTATTACTTGACCCCAGCTGGTTGAATTATGTTAATCAGAAAGCCATGAGTGCAGGAATGGGTGGGGGCATGATGGGTGAAGAAGAGACAGAGCCATCCCAGGGTGAAAACGAAAATGAGTCAGTCATGGATACTAATACAGAGGGTGCTGATAATGGATTCAGCGAGTACTCAGGCTATGAAACTGAGGAAGAACCTACTGAAGAAGTAGGCACTGACTACTCTGGCTACTCTGACTATGGCATGGAGAAGTCATTGTCTAAGCTAATAATAACCATAGATGACTGACTGTTTACATAGAAATGGAGGTAAGCAATATGGAAAAAGACATATTCCGATTTGACTTGCCCATGGACATAGTAAAGTCTAAAGACCCTGACAAGACTGAGGAAATGCGTATTGCAGGATATGCGAGTACCAGTGATGAAGACCGTCAGGGTGACAGTATCGTTCAGAAAGGATTGGACATCAGTGACTTTGTAGATAGTGGTTTCTTTAATTTTGACCATGACTCCACCAAGATACTGGGGTATCCTGATAAAGAACGAACACGGATTGATAGCCATGGTTTCTATACTGAAGGCTTATTACTCCCAACTAAACTTGCGAAGTCCATATGGGAAGCAGCTGTAGCTCTCAAAAAGAGTAATGCTCCCAGACGTTTTGGATTTTCTGTTGAAGGCAAGACACTTCAGCGTGATGCTTTTGGTAAGATTGTGAAAGCAAAGGTTTACCATGTAGCAATCACACCTTCACCAGTAAATACAAAGGCTACCTGGGAAGCACTCTGTAAATCATTTTCTGATGAGCTACGAACTGATACAGAGAAATCTATATCAGCAGGATATTCTACAAGTATAGGTGAGACAAATAATGGCAGCTGCCTAAAGACTGAAGACCTTGAAGCATCTTTCAGGGTAATTGCTAAGGCTTTAGGTGGAAATGAAGAAGCTGTCAAGGAGTTGAATAAGCTCAAGGAACACATGAGCTTAAATAAATCAGTTGATACAGATGAGCTGACTCTGTATTATCAGTTGACTAAAGGGCTGTCCCGTACAGAGGCAGTTAATCTTGTCAAAAGGCAACGTCAGTTAATCTTATCAGAAATATATAACAAATAAAAGACAAGGAGGATACAAAATGGCAACTTTACCGAAAAGTTTGGCAGAGTTGGATGCATTGGCTGAGGACATGCTTAGTAAATCAGAGCCATCTGAAGAACTGAAGCCTGAAGACATTTCTCAGGAAAATGCACCCACGGCACCAACTGGAGAGAAAGAAGACACTCCAAAGGATAAGGCTGATGAAGCTGCAGCAGAAAAGGGTGAACCTGTATCTGAAGGTGAGGAAAACAAAGAAGACATCAAGAAGTGTGATGATGGTAACATCAAGAAGTCCGATGAGCCTGAGCCTGTAAAAGATGGAGAGTCATCTGATCCTGAAGATGAAAGCAATGGGGATAAACAGGGTGAAGAGCAGCCTGAGCCTGAAGAGAAAAAGGAACTTAACAAGAGTGAAGCCAAGGAGGATATGGCTAAAAGTCTTGAGGAAGAAATCTTATCTGACAGTGGTGTAGCTGACTCAGTGGATGCTTCTGAATTCCTGAAGAGTATTGTTTCTATCATGACAAAGTCTCTGGCAGACAGCTCTGTTGAGATTGAAGACCTTTGCAAGAGTACTTCTGCTACTAATGAAGTACTTGTAAAATCTCTTGCTGCTTCAATGTCACTCAATAAAGCTCTGGGAGACAAGATAGAGCACCTTGAAAATCAGAACACTGAACTCAATAAGTCAATCACATCACTGTCTGATATGATGGACGAAATCAGTGAAAAACTGGATACTATTTCTCATCAACCCGCAGGTATGCGTAAATCTGTAAACAATATTCAGACCATGGATAGGAACTTTGTGGCATCCCTCAATGGAGTAGCTGATGACCCTACAGAACATCTTTCCAAGGCTCAGGTACTGGATGTACTGAATTCTGAATTGTTTGCAGGCAATCCAAGCGTCACACCGCAGGATGTAATAAGCTATGAAAGTGGTGCTCCACTCAGACCAGAAATCAAGACCTTGGTTTCAAGAAAATGCAGCAGTGCAATGTAAAATCACATAAGGAGGAACAAAGATATGGTATCTATTAATGATTATGAAGGATTTGGCCAGGGCTTTGGAAATGCATCAGCGTCTGATGTTGCTGAGCTGAATAAGGCTTTATCCACAGGTGGTTCCGCATATGCGGGAGGTGTAGACGCACAGGTGAATGGTGCTGCTCTTCAGGTTGAGTCTCTTGAGAACAGCCTCAAGGTGCTTACATATTCTGACCAGCACGTAAAGTTCTGGAAGAAGATTGCTAAGACACCTGCATATAATACAGTTGAAGAGTACAACCAGCTGGTAAGCTATGGCAGCAATGGAAACGGCTTCGTGCCTGAAGGTGTTCTGCCTGAGACAGATGACTCTGAATACAGACGTCAGGCATCTTTCGTGAAGTTCCTTGGGACTACGAGAGAGGTTACACATCCGATGACACTTGTGCGTTCCGCACATGGCGATGTAATCGCAAGAGAAAATCAGAATGGTATTCTGTGGCTCATGAAGCAGCTTGAGAACGGTCTTTTCTGGGGTGATAGCAGCCTGGCAGCTCCTGGTAAGGAAGGACTTCAGTTTGATGGTCTTGATAAGCTCATCGACAAGGAGAATACGGTTGACCTCAAGGGTGAAGACCTCACTGCACGTGCCATCAACGATGGCGCTCAGATGATACTTGAGAATTTTGGTACACCTACAGACCTGTATCTTCCTTATGAGGTTCTGGCTACATTCTCTGAAGAGTATTTCCCTAAAGAGCGTGTAATCATGCCTACACAGGGTGCTGGCTACCAGGCAGGTCTTGTTGTGAATAAGTTCCAGACACACGGTGGTGCGGTTGAGTTCCAGCCTGACCTTTTCCTTCAGAAGACAAAGCCACTCAATGCAAATGGAACAGGTGGTACAAAAGCTCCTACGGCTGTTGCTTCTGTTGCAGTTGCAGTTGCTGATAAGACAGATGCTGAGTTCGCAAAGAGTGGTGCTGGCTCTTACAATTATGCTGTAACAGCTTGCAATCGCTTTGGTGAGAGTGTACCTACGCAGGCTTCTGCAGCTGTTGCTCTTACATCAGCTGACCTTGTAAAAGGTGTAAAGGTTACAATTACTAATGCTGCAGCTATGGTAGTTGCTCCTGAGTACTTCAACATCTACAGGACTGAGAAAGATGGTACAGCAATGTACAAGATTGCTTCCGTACCTGCTTCAAGTATCAATGCAAGTGGCACAACAGAGTTCGTTGATGTCAACGATGTTATGCCTAATACGTATTCTTCATTCATGGGCGAGTTCACTCCTGAAGTCATTGCCTTCAAGCAGCTGGCTCCCATCATGAAGATGAACCTTGCTACACTTGGTCCTGCCATCCGCTGGATGATACTCATCTATGGTGTTCCGCAGCTGTATGCTCCACGTAAGTGGGTTCGTCTGAAGAACATCAAGGCTACTGCAAACGGCAACAACGGACTGTATTAATCTATATTGCTGACCTTGCAGACAAAAATAATACACTTTGAGCACAAGGGGTATGCAAGGAACAATTCCTTGTGTACCCCTTTTGTAATGTATAACAACCAAACATCATAACGGAGGAATAAAAACATGAAAAAACTCATTAACAAACTGCAGGCTGGAAAGAGCATGTCCACAAGTTTCGGTGTCATTAACTTCAATAATGATGGCATTGCTGAAGTAGAGGACAATGTGGCTGACTCCTTAAAGGTTCTCAACAACTTCTTTGTGGAGGGAGAACAGAAACAGGAAGAACCTGAGCAGGAGAAACCTGCTGAGCATTCTGATGGCGAAAATGCCCAGGAAGCACCTGAGAATAACCCTGAAGAGGAAACCCAGGCAGGTGACTCTGAAGAGGAAACAGACAGCAAGGAAGCAGGAGAGCAGGTGGATTATTCCCAGATGGATTATGCTCAACTCAAGCAGGCAGCTACAGATAAAGGTCTTGATTTCAAGAATAATGCTAAGAAGTCTGACCTTATCAAGATGCTTCAGCAGGCAGAGTAAAATATACAGGAGGAAACATCATGAAGGATTTGGAAGAACTGTTAAATGGAGCCACTCTGGCTAATTCAAATTCTTCAGCTGCTTCAACAAGTGAATCAACAGAGGTAACAGAAACTGCTGGGACTGGAACAGATGACGGTTCCAGCAGTTTTTCTTCTGAGGAAATTACTCCTACAGATGGTGGTTCTACAATCATTATAAACAACCCTAACTTTACGCTTGATGGTCTGAAAAACACATATTTATTTGGGTTTAAGTTGGAGGACTACAATGGAAATCCATTCCCTGAAGACCTGATAGCATCATATATCAATTCTGCAATAGATTACACAGAAGTCCTTTTTGACATCTGTTTAACACCAGTGGAAGTCAAGGATGAGCAGCATGACTATGAAAGAAGTGATTATATGAACTGGGGATACATTCAGCTGTGGAAAAAGCCAGTAAGAGAGATTACACGGTTCACTTTGATGTATGGTACCAGACCATCATTTGATATACCGTTGGATTGGCTGAAGATAGATAAGTCATCAGGTAAAGTTCAGATGTTTCCGTCAGCAGGTAATGTAAGTAACCTGATTATTTCTGGCACAGGAGCTATATATGGTCTTCATAACTTCTGGGATTATTCACCTCAGATGTGGTCAGTTGACTATAAAGCTGGAATGGAAGAGGGTGAAATGCCTGCATTCCTAAAAGAATTTGTATACAAGAAAGCATCTATTGGTGTTCTTCAGGTGTACGGTGACTTGATATTAGGAGCAGGTATAGCAAGTCAGAGCCTGTCAATAGACGGACTGTCTCAGTCCATAGGAACTACACAGTCAGCTATGTATGGTGGATGTTCCGCCAGGATTGATGACTATCGGAAAGACATGGACAGCCTTATCCCTGTAATACGTCAGAAGTATCAGGGAATGAAGATGGTTGTGGTATAAGGAGGTGATTTCTTATGGCACAACGAGTTGATTTTAATACAGACGATTTTGATATAGTAGTAACACAAAAGGGCGCAAGAGTAGCTTATGAGCAGGCAATGATTTGTCAGTGTTTATCTAAAGACAGCAACCAGCCTGACTTTATGTGTCCCTACTGTCATGGTTCAGGCTTTAGGTATTTTCCACCTCAGAACATAAGGGTATTGGTAACTTCATTCCAGTCAACCCTTGACCTTGAAACATTGGGAAATAGAGAGCCAGGAACAGCTTATGGAACACCAACAAGTGATATAGTGATGGGGTACAGAGACAGACTCACTTTCACTGATTTTAAATGTAAATTTTCTGAGACAATCAGTTTCCCTGAAGAACTGGGAGGTGTTTCAACAGAAACCTATAGAAACATTAAAAGTGTAATTGCTCTGGTAAAGGACAATCACATATTTGAGCAATGTGTAGACTTTGATGTAAGTGAAGATACCTACCACATTATATGGAAATCTGAAGATTATGATGCTTCAGGGCTTCAGATGGGTATTCTTTATTATACCACTCCAAGATACCTTGTAACTGACATCTTGCATGAATTAAGAGCAACCTACATTGTAAAAGGTCATCCATCTGAGAAGTTTACGGAACTACCCAAGCAATACAAACTGCAGCGTGAAGAATTTGTATATGAAGTTGACAAACCTGTAAAAAATGAAGAAGATAGCTCATCTGAAGAAACAGCAGGAAGTAATACTGAGAGTACTGCTGTGGATGGCTATGATGAGTGGTCAAGAGACTCAGGGTGAAGGAGGTGATATAAGGTGGCAGACATCAATATTCACCTTGAAAAGTATGGGTTATCTGTAGAAGAAATACTCACACCTAAGATTGCCTCTGCTGTTCAGTCTGCCATTGTTGTATCTCTTGCAGTAATAAAAGACAGATGGCAGTCTGAAGCCCAGAGAAAACTTCATTCCACACTTCAGTTGTATCTTTTAGGACTTGATTATGACTCAATTATGTATCCTTATGAGGGTAATGCCTTTGCTGGTGCTATTCAGTTACATGGGCAGTTTCCTAACATGTTAGAGTCAGGGTGGGGAGCATTTGATGAAAAGATTGGGTTTAAGAAGTCCAACAAAGTAAAGATGACCAAAAATGGTGGTTGGTATTTGACTATTCCTATAAGACATTCTACTCCTAATAGTTACCTATATGGAAAGCCCATGACGAAAGATGTGTATAGTGAAGCTAAGAAGTTGGGTAACATGGAGAGTATGAGAGTTGAGGGGGGTCAGTCCACAAGTTGGAATGGTTACAAACATAAAAATAACATCTATGATGGTCTTACAAGGATTATCAAGAGTTATCATTCTGAAAGTGGCAAAACTACCAAACAGAGCCAGTATTTCACCTTTAGGAGAGTCAGTAATAACAGTGACCATGATAGTTGGATGCATCCTGGGTATGCTGGTATTCATCTTTCAAAACAACTGGAAACCTTTGCTGCTGATACTTTCAGCTATAATATGAACAGGGCATTATCTGCAGTATCTCAACAATAAGACAGGAGGTGATTGATATTATGATGCCTTTGATGGATAGCTATATCAAAGAGCTTATACAGAAGAAGATTGAGTTCATCAAGGCTCATCCAGAATTGGTAGAAGTCATCTTTGGTACTCTGGTAAGCAGAGAAACATTGGAGAAATTCACAAAATTTGTGACAACCAAAACTGTAAAAGTAATGTTAGGTTTTCCAAGAGAACAACAGTCATTACCATGTATTCCTATAAACCTTGCTGGAGAACAGGAAGTGCCTTTGGGTCTGGGTGATAACGTGGATGCTTGGGAGTATGATGATATTCCTGAAGAAGAGGAAGATGATGAACATGAAGTACTGGCACCTGGAGCAAGAGAATTGGAGGTCTCACCAGAGGTACTGAAGTTTGCTGACTCTATAAAAGAACCCTCAGCAGGTGTTGAAAGGAGTATTGGTTACCAGTATTCAGTTGCTGGAACCTATATGAAAGCTACCTTTAGACTGGAGTGCTGGAGTGACAACGGAGATTTAACTACTTACATTTACACTTTACTAAAATGGTGTATTCTTTCGGCACGGAGAGATATGTTAGAAAATGCTATTGTTAACATAGAAGTAGGAGCAACTGACCTTGAGCCAGTTCCAGATTATTTTCCTACTTTTGTATACAGGAGAGCATTACTGCTTACATTCCAGTATGAGAACAAATTCTTTGATGGGGAGCAGTTGATTGATGATACTCTGGAGCCAATTGTATATAAAGCAAATATATACAACAAGGATATTTCAGTTTAGGACGGAGGTGTACAATGAACACAAATAAAACCATAAATGATAACATACAGCCCTCAGCAGCCAGCCTTCAACCTCCAAAAAGAAGCAAGAGGTTGGTTAGCTACAAGGAGTTCATCAATGGAAAGACTTTCAGACCAGAATTCCTTGCAGGTTTTCGTATGTATCTGTCCATGAAAGGTATCAGTTATCTGTCTACTGAACAGTGGAATGATATCTTGGAAGAATACAAAAACCGCTGAACCAATATAACAATTAAAAGGAGGAAACAAGAAATGGCGACAAAAGGCGTATATTTCAACGGTAAACAGTTGACAATTCCTGGTCTTTATGCCACTATTGACTCCACCATGAATAGCTCCAAGACTGCTGCAGGTGCTACAGTTATTGGACTTATTGGTGAGTGTACTGGTGGTGAGCCTGGAAAAGTCCAGTTCTTTAGTGACCCTTCAGTTGCAAGAAAAATTCTCAAGGGTGGTGAGCTGCTTACAGCTATGAACAAGGCATGGAACCCAGTATCAGGAACCAAGTCTGGTCTTACTCTGGGTGGAGCTGATGTAATAGCTTGTATCCGTGCTAATAGAGCAACTAAAGCCAATACTGCTGTTAAGATTGGTGAGGTTATCAATGGAAAGATTGGTGAGGTTGTTTCTACTCAGGATACAGATAGCACTGGTATCCTTACAGCTACAGGTGAGTATGTTGGTTACAATGATACCACAATCAGAGTAGAAGTTGTTTCTGTAGGAGAGACAGCACTGAATGCAACCAAAATTAACTACACGTATGAGGATGCCTCTGAATTTGTATGGGATACTCCTGTTAACGCTTCTACAACACCTATTGCTCTGGGAGACACAGGTGTAAGTGTATCTCTTTCTGATGGTATTTACCATAACGGTGACAAGTTTGTTATACCTGTAAAGGCTGCTGTTCCTTCAGACACAGTTCTCTATAATGTTCAGTCTAAGGACTGGGGCATTGGAGTAAACAAGATACAGCACAAGATTGAGAATGGCTCTATGGAACAGTCCAAGAAGTTTGTTGTTTACAATACAAAGTCTGATACATATGAGACTTTTGATAACCTTGGACCAGTGTTCTCTATTCAGTACAATGGTGACCAGCCTTATGCTGCTATGACCATAACAAATGACGGTGAAGGCAATTCTGTAAGCCTCAAGACCTACATTGGAGCTGATAAAGAAAGTGCTATTCTTGACCTGAATATTGACCTGGATACAACAGCATTCAATACCATCAAGAAATTGGTGAATTACCTTACAGGTTATGAAAACTACACATTCACCTTTGTTCGTGGCTATAACACTGCTATCATGGTAAATGACCTTGACTTTGTTGAAGATGTTAGCATCAAGAATAAGTGCATCATTACAGCATATCTGCGTGACCTTCAGAAGACAGTTGAGGAGAACAGTGAACTGGTTACCATTACAGACGTTAAGAGAGACATCCAGAATGAGCTTCCTGACTATGATTATGTTAATTTGGTAGGTGGTTCTGAAGGTACAATTCCTCAGAGTTGGGCAGATTACTATGAGAAGATGGCTGCTTACAGAATTGACTATGTTGTGCCTCTTACAGATAGCATGACAATTATTGCTGAAGGTCAGGCTCATGTAAATAACCTGTCTAATAACTTTGGTAGAGAGCGCAGGATGGTCTGTGGTGGTGGAAATCATCTTTCAGTTGATGACGCAGTGGTAGCTGCTACCAAGATTGCTGACCCTCGTGTACAGTATGTATATCCTGGTTTCTATGATACTAATGAGAACGGTGATACAGAACTGTACCCTGCATACATCCTTGCAGCTGCTCTGGCAGGTAGGTTTGCTCATCTTCCTGAAGGTGACTCTGCTACACATGACACATTTAGGATGACTGCTATTGAGAAAGCTCTTGACCCTACCAGCATTAAGATTTTGCTGAACTCTGGTGTTCTTACATTTGAAGCAGTGATTTCTGAGGATAGCTTCTCTACAGACACAGTTCGTTGTGTTCAGGATATTACTACATATACTTCTGATAACAATACTCTGTACGTTGAGAGAGCTGTTGGTCAGACAGCTGACAATATCAACAGACGTATCCGTGACAGTATTGACAACATGATTGTAGGAAGAAAAACCAATGTTGGTATTCTCACCTCAGTCAAGAATGCGGTTCTTTCAGTTCTGAAGAACACCATGAAAGAGCCATATGAGTCCATCATTGCATATAAGAATGTTAAGGTTTATAAGAATAATGGTAATACTTATATTGAGTACGCTGCAGCACCTGCTGAGCCTACCAATTTTGTTCTTATCACTGGTCACTTCTACAGTGAAGACCTTGATGTTTCGGACAGCAACACTGATGAATAATGAAGGGAGGTAATGAAGATGGCAAGTCAGAATAAACAAACCGTCCATAATGGTAATACCCTTGTTATCAAGTATCAGGGTGCTGTGATAGGACGTGCTCAGGGCTTAGATGCAAGACGTTCATACGGAACTGAGGGTGTATATGAGATTGGCTCTATCATGCCACAGGAACACATCTTTAACAGATATGAGGGCAGCTTCACTCTTGAGAGGTATCTTATGAGGAAGAAAGACCTGAATAAGATGGGTCTCACTGATATGGGTGAAGGCATCCTCAATAAAGACATTCTGGACATTGAAGTTCAGGATAAGCTCACAGGTGAGACCGTAAGAGTGTACCGTGGATGCTCAGCATCTGACTACACTGAGAATATACGTGTCGGAGCCATCGCAGGTGAGAATGCTACATTCTATTACTTGACTTGCGATGAAGGTCAGTAAAATTTCATCAATTTTAGGATGATTAAATAACATCCAAGGGCATCCGATACTCCACAGTACTTGGATGCCCTTATTTGTTGTAAATAACATATTTTCTTAACCAAGAATGGAGGAACAAACATGTCAAATCAGAACAAAAACAAGAGCAACAAGCCTGCACAGACTATGGACGAGAAAGTGAGTAACGTCACAAATATGATTACTGATGCAGAAGCAAGGACACTTACACTTACATTGAGTTGTAATGTCAATGGTTTCCACAAAACAGGAACATTCAAGGCGAAATACCCTTCAATTACAGACCGTATAGCTATTGGTTCTCTCAGGGCAAAATTGTTAGATGGTGCTCCTTCAAGAAGCGTGGATAACTTTACAGATAACCTGTCTTTTATAGTGGCTTATTTGAATGTGCTTCTGGTAAAAAAGCCTGGATGGTTTGACATGAGTACTATGGATGACGTTTCTGTGGTTGATGAACTTTATACAGAGGTTGCGAAATGGGTTGACAACTTTCGACTCTCAACTCAGAGAGGTGAAGATGTCGGACATAGCGATACAGCCACTGATGAGACAAATATGGAAAGCAATGAAGCTGTTTCAAGTTCCGATTAACCACCCTTACATACAAAATCTTACATCATTTGACTTGAATTTCATAGAATGGGCTTCTGCTATGGATAACCCTGAGTTTATGCAGAAGATGCAGAATACATTTTATGATGAAGAGTTTGATGATTTCTGGGAAAACTATGATGAAGAGAAATATGCTGATGATATCACTGGAGAGACTTATGATGAGTTTGAGGATGGCATTCCAAGCAAAATAACTCATTTTGCTGACCAAAAAGGTGATATAGAAAGTTCGACTGAGGATAAATCAAGGAGCACCTTAAACACGCAAAAAACGGATGAGAACGTGCTTCCTGACGATGATTTTGAGGAACTACCTGATATATCAGGAGACAATATCACTGATTGGGAGGATGTAGACGATGAGCAGTGAAGCTAAAATCAAATTAACCGTTGACACCTCTGAAGCCCAACAGCAAGTAAAATTGGTGGATAAGCAGCTCAATGAGCTGGGCAGAGACGGCAGTAAAATTGACCTTGGAATGGACTCAGCTGATTTCAAGTCCTTTGTAGAATTACAGAAAAAATTCGTCAGTTCTTTCAACAGTTATGCCTCTACCATTGAAGGTGACACTAAGAAGATACTTCAGAAGCTGGAAGACATGAATTCGAGTACAGCTGAAGCTCTTAAACGTGACGCTGAAGATGAGTATGAGAAAAAACTCAGAGAACTTGAGAACAAGAAAAGGATGATGGAAGCCACCTTACAGAGCAGAGGCAACTCAGGCTCTGGGGGTGGCAATTCTGGCTCTGGAGGAAATGACTCAGGAGGCAGTGGAACTGGCGGAAACAGTGGCTTAGGAAAAGTTGGTGACCTGCTTAGTCAGTTTGGTAAGAAAGCAGGAGCTTTAACTGTAGGCTTAGCAGCTCTTAGAACAGTTGCTGGATACGTCAGCAATGGTGCTAAAGAAGCAGCTACTACAGAGTCACAGTCTTATATGCTTTATAATAAGACTGGTATGTTTGGGTCTGACTTTAATGCTGGTAGAGATTATGCTATTGGCATAGGCTCACCTTATGGTATGTCTGCAAGAGATACTATGAATACCCAGTCTATATACATGGGTAAAGCTGGATTTTCTGACCAGGAGAGCTTGACTGAGGACACCACAAGTATTATAAGATTTTCCAAGGCTTATGGTTTAGGCTCTGAAGAAACTGCTTCAGTTGCTGGAAAACTTGTACAAACAGGTACACTCAAGGCAGGAGAACAGAAAAAGTTCACTGATATGCTGGCTCAATCCATCATAGACGCAGAAATGACAGGTAGAGAGGGGGAGCAGTTACAGGTTCTTGAGAGTATTAATGATAATCTCAGTGATAAGCTGGTAAATGTAAGCTCTGACCAGTTGTCATCCGCCATGGGATTTTATGATATGCTTGCCAATGGCACTGCAGGTTGGAAAGGTACCAGAGGTGCCAATGTAACAGAAACCATCAATAACGCCATCACTGGTGGTGGAAACAAGATGGATTTACTGTTAGGATGGGGCACTCAATACACAGGAACTGAAGGCAGATGGCAGTTAGAGCTTGCCAAGGAGCGTGGTCTGTCTGACCCTGAAAACCTGAAGAACATATTCAGTAATTTCAGGAAGTTTACAGGATATGATGTAGACTCAGATATGGGCAAATTGATGCTTAAAGAGCAGTTTGGATTATCTGCCTCTGAGGTTGAAGAGCTGTTAAAGCACAAAGATGAGATAGAGTCAGGTTCTTATGCTCAGGAACTTCAAGACACATCTGAAGGGCAGGCTAAAATTAATGAAAACATAAGTAACTATGAAGAAAGTAAGGTTTCTACTCAGGAGCAATATGAGGTTGAAAAAGACAATGCTGCTCAGAGTGCTGGTGACGTTCTTAACAATGTTACCAAACCTTTCAAAGACCTGTATAATATGCTTCCTGAACCTTTACAGGCTGGAGTTAGTGCTGCAGGTGAAGTACTGAAAAATCCTGTAGTGCAAGGTGCCATTGGATGGAAAGCAGCCAAAGGAGTGGGAAAACTTTACAGAAATTGGAAAAATCCTGATGTACCTGAAGGATTTGCCAGTTATGTAGATGATATTGTTGATACTTATAATGCTGGCGGAAATGTAGATGACATCCTTAAAGGTTTGTCTAAAAATGGTAAAGTAACAGATGAAATGTATGAATGGGCAGATGAAGTAGTAGATGCCTATAATACAGGAGCAGATAATATTGATGATGCTATCAAAGAAGGATACAAACAGTTTGGCAGACACTCAAAGGGCTGGATGGATGATGCAGCCAAGGGTGCCAGTGAAGCTCTGAATAATGCAGATGAAGCAGCTGAGGCTGGTGGAAACATATTCTCTAAAGCCAAGGAATTCTTTACCAACAAGATAAACAGTATAAATGATGCTATTACTAATGGCGCAGATGACGTACTTGAAAATGGTGCCAATGCAAGTAATACTGTAGATGATGTTCTTAAAGGAGCAGATGATACTGTTGAAAGTGTAACCAGAGCAGCAGGTCAAGCAGATGATGTTCTTAAAGGAGCAGATGACGCTGTAAGAAGTGCTGCTCAGGCATCAGATGCAGTATCAGATGCCTTAAAGGGAGCAGATGATGTAGTTAGGGGTGCTGCTGGTGGCGCAGATGACGTGCTAAAAGGAGCTTCAGGTGCCAGTAAAGTTTTAGGTAAAGCAGCTGTTGGTATTGGTATTGCTCTTGATGCTGGTTTTCATGGATATGATGCCTATAAAGCTCATGAGTCTGGGGATGAAAGAGAAATGGCTTCTCAGATTGGTGGTGGTGTAGGCTCTATTGGAGGTGGACTTGCTGGTGGAGCAGGAGGTGCTGCTGGTGGATCAGCCCTTGGTGGAATAATAGGTGCTTTCTTTGGAGGTATAGGAGCAGTTCCAGGTGCTGCTATTGGTGGATTAATAGGTGGTATTGGTGGCTCTATTGGTGGTTCTGCAGCTGGAGAAAAGATAGGTGAAGGTGTTGGTGAACTTATCTATGATGCTAATGGGGGTGATGATTATCAGCTTTCCAGTGAAGCTAAGAACAAAATAAAACAATACTACAAAGAAGTATATGACCTTTGGAGTGTGACCAATTGGGCTGGAATTCATGATAATGACTCTGCTCAGGAATATACATTAAAAAATGTTGTTCCATATCTTGAAAGCCTTGGAGTATCTAAGTCAATCACAAAGAAATACAACAATGACGTAGGATACCCTGATTTCTTAGAAGATGTAGAAGCAGGAGTATTTGGAGAAATACCTGGTACCTATGAAATTTCTGGTAAATCCCAAGTTCCTAAGAACTTATCAGGTAATTCAGTAAATATGAATGGAATTCCTGCTGAGAGTAATGCTATTGGTAAAGCATATGTTCCTTATGATGGTTTCTTATCGTTACTTCATAAAGGTGAAACAGTTCTGTCAAAAGACCAAGCAAAGGAGTGGAGAGAGCGTCAAAGCAATCCGTTATCTGGAATTGACATGATGGATAATGGTGTTATAGACAATATAAACTCTGGGGCATCTGCTAAGCTCACAATAGAGGTAACTGGTTCTATTGATGGAATGACTCCTGAAAACCAAAATAATATTGTTCAGGCTGTAATCTCTAAGCTCAAGTTTAATAACAACTCTGTATATGATATGCTTACTAATGGTTACGTCAGGGTTGCTCATTAATACACGGAGGAATTAACATGGCAAATCAATCTATAACCATAAAGCATTCTACTGGTGTAATAGTCAGTAACCCGTATGCTAAGGTTTCAATATATACAGAGACTGGTGGACTAATCATATCTCAGGACTTAAATGTAGCTACTACAGACCTTAACAAAGATATATTGTCCATGAGTACCAATAGAGATATGGCTAATGATTGTCCCACTTTTACCATAACTCTTACATGGAGAAATGATTGGTATAATAGGATTGGTCCAAATGACCTTGTAATTATACAGATGACCAGACCACCTGAAAAAGAAGATGAGGTCATGTTTGGTCTGGTAGATGATGTAAGGAAGAATGCTGATTATAACAATAAGTCAGTAAACCGTTCACTTACTCTTACAGGAAGAGGTTTCTGTAAGGCTATGCTAAATTTTACAATAGGAACCATTAATGAAATCAATGCTAATGCTGAGATAATGGGGTTTATGCCTAATCATAGCAGCATTCTCCAGGGGGTGACTCCTGGAGAAGCTATTGGTAATGTACTTAATCATTATGTTAAGCAGGGTTGTGATTATCACTTCAAAAATGGTAAATCTTACACAAGCTACTATAAATACCTGATGCATAACGTAAAAGATAATTCTGAGAGACTTGTGGATTGCTCAACATTCCTTACATATCAAGGTAGTTTATGGGATTACCTTAAAGAGCTACAGAATGCTCCTTTTAATGAGCTTTATTGGGAGATAATCAATCATAGACCAACTTTAGTGTTTAGACCAACTCCTTTCAATAAGGATGACTGGACTGCTCTTTACCGTATAGAGATAAAGGACTTCAATGTAATCAATGAAAATTTAGGTCTTTCTGACCTTGAGACATATACAGTATATAAGGTTGTATCTGAAACTTTTGCTACTGATACAGCAAATCTTGGGTTTTTACCACTTTGGTATCAACCTTACTACTCTAAGTATGGTTTAACAAGGCTTGAGATACAGAGTAAATACATGACAGATGACAATTCTGTGACTAAGACCAGAGATTTATTCAATTGGAATATATTGAATAATTCAATGAGAAACGGAACTGTAGTAGTTGCTGGTTCCAATCAGTTTAAAGTAGGAAATCGTGTTATTTTTGAGTCTGATGGGATTGAGTACTACATAGAAGCAGTTAGCCACAATTTTACTAATTATACTGGTTGGACTACAACTCTTCAGCTTACCAGAGGAATTGACCCCAGTCTTAGATACAATAAGCCATGGGGAGAGTATTCTGAACTCACTCCAAGTATGCTTTCCAGCATATTCGGGTTTGAACTTACAAAAGTAGCAGATGTAGAACAACAAACTGAACAAACAAGGTCAAGTACTGTAGCTGCAGCTGTTAATTCTGCTGGTGATGTTCCCAAAGCAGTATGGAATGCATTGAAAGCAATGGGTTATTCTGATATAGCTGCTGCTGGTGCTATGGGCAATATAGACTGGGAGTCAAGTGGTTTTAATCCTGCTATTATTGAAGGAGGTTCTGGTGAAGGTTTAGGATTGTGCCAATGGTCATTCGGTAGAAAGACTCAGCTCAAATCATACGCTGCAAGTACAGGTAGGTCTGCCACTGACCCTGCTGTACAAGTAGAATTCCTTATGATGGAGCTTACCAAGGGGGGAGTAAAAGGTGTAGCAGATTATCAGTTGTTGAATAACATGGGAGAAAGTGCTGACTCTTGGAAAAATGCTACAGATGTTGATGCAGCTACCAGAGCATTCTGTTTTTCTTTTGAAAGACCCAATGTTGCCAAGGCACATATATCAGAAAGACAAAGCAGGGCACAGGGTTGGTATAATGCCTATGCAGGAGGATAATACATGAGAACACAATCAAGTTTAGGAAACCTGAAAAAGTTCAACAGAACTGATATAGCTATGGAGGGTTTTCTTTCTATTGGGAAAGTTATAAAAGTTAACCATAAGTGGCATACTGCTAATGTGGAAGTTATTGATACTGGTGATATAATTGTTGGTTCAGATGAAACTGAAGGTAAGTATTCTTGTAGAATTTTGGAAAACTTTGCTGGAAGTGGAGTACACGGAGTATATGGAAGTATAACACCAATAGCAGTAGGTGACTATGTATTGGTAGGTTGGTTAAGAGCCAGAAAAGCACAACCTGTGATTTTAGGCTGCTTTCACAGTCTTAATACTGAGAAAAATCCTTTGCCTAAACAGTATCCAGTCACAGAAGATGATGAGAAATATGGGCATACTGCAATAACTTATACCCAGGACTTCAGATATGTGTCAGGTAAAGGAGAGTTTGAACTTAGTCATCATTCTAAGGCATTTGTGGTAGGTTCTGAGAGATACCTTAATGATGAAACTGATGGTTTTGATTATAAAGACCTACACGTTAAAGACCCTTATACTGATGATACCATAGGTACTGATGAAAAGCATTTTACTCCACTGGACATATTGGCTGTTATACGCAATAAATTTGCTGAAGGTGGTAGTTACCTAAAGATGCTGCTATCTGGAAAAGACAACATGATGCGTCTTACTCAGTATAGAGAGGATGAACCTGAAAAGCTCATGTATATGGAGCTTGATACTGAAGGAATGTATAAATTCAGGAGACAACTTGACTCTAATGTACATGGAGAAGCAAAAGAATATACTGAAATTACAGTTGACTCATTCGGTAATGTAACCATTGGATATTTCAATAATGAAAAGAACATGCATACCCTAATGTCAATTAATACTGAGAGTAACACCTATTCTGTAAGCAGACTTGACGAAGATGGGAATACAATGGATTTTGGGTTAAGCAAAGAAGATGTGTCTTTATCTCATGTAAGAAAGAAAGAAAAGACCTCAATGTCTTTTGCTATGACTAAGAATAGTATAAGTCTGAGTAAACAAGATAAAGAGGACAGTGCTGCTATAAGTATAGCTGAAGATGACAGTATGAGCTTGTCTACTACTCAGAATTTTGGTGCTCAAGCTAAAGAAAATCTGAGTATATCCGCAAAGAACATAATGCTGCAGGCAGAAGAGAACATATCTTTAGCTGCTGCTCAAAACATAAATCTTGGTGCTGGTGATAAAGTGATAGCTACTCCAGAGCTTCATACACCTGAACTTCATGCTGATATAATTTACGCAGGAGCAATCGTATGTGGTGGAACCATAATAGAAGCTGGATTACAAGAGGGAGGATTTGATGTGAATGACCCTAATCCACAAGATGCTTTGGGTGGTGTTACTCTGGAAGAATTCATGAAGAATTCACAATATGCTCCTGGCAGCTGGTTATACTGCGTAGAAACTGTAAAAGCTATGTTGGCTGCTCAAGGTCTTGAATACTCTCAGGCCACAACTACTACTTATGATTTTGGTGGATTTAAGACAACAGTGCACCCAGATTGCTCAGGTACAGTAACTGCTATGCTTTCTCTTTACACTGGTCAACCAATGAGTCAGCTAAGTTCTTACAATTTTGTTTCCAGAAGTTCTTTGCCAGGATTTACAAAGCAGGCATGGTCTGGCTGGGATAATCTTAGAACAGGAGACATCATAGCAAGAAATGGACACGTAGAAGTGTTTGCTTACAGAGAAAACGGAGTGAACTATGTATGGAATGCTGGTTCTACTGGAAGTGTCCAGTCAGCAAAACCTACAAGGTCAGGTCATAGTTCATATAGCACTGTATGGAGAGCAACATAATAAAAGGAGCGTGGTATTATGGCAGCTACAAGCGGAAATGCCAATGGAAATGGAAAAACTTTGAAAAGAATAGAATTTGAATTCAAAGGAAAATCATATAAATTTGCTCTTAATCCTGAAGCCTATACTCAATCAGAGGGTGGTAGGGTTACAGTTACTCAAACTAAAGGTGGAGCAAATGTTGAATTCTTTGGGTCTGCTCTGGCAGAAATTTCTTTCTCTGGTACAACAGGGTTTAAGAATAGGACTACCAATAGAGACAGTGGTTATGAAAAGTTCAAAGAACTCAGAGACCTTGTAAAATCAGTATATGATAACATCACTGATGGTAAAGAGGTTACTGATGAAGACCTATTGAAATTCTACAATTTTACAGACAATGAATACTTTTATACTGTTCCTGACAAATTTAATATGTCAAGGAGCAAAAGCAATCCGTTAATGTATAAGTATGAGATACATCTATTTTGTATAAGAAAATTGGGTCAAGCAGCAACACCTAATACCATACAAAAAATAGGTAATCCACTGGGAGTACAGGCAACCTATAACAAAACGCTAAATCAAAGTACTCCAGCTAATACAACTAATACTGCTGCTGATGCTAAAGGTGTGTCATATGACTCTACATCCAGTTATTACAGTAGCAGATATGTAGATATGATAAAATAGGAGGATTTACCATGGCTTGGAAGTATAGTACCATTGACTCAACAAGAGTAGCTACAAAAACAGACATGGAATTGAGAGATATAGCAGGCATGCTATGTAATAATTTGGCTCCATTGGTTGGATGTCGTTTTAAGTCAAAAAAATGGTCACCTGCTACTGCACGAAAGACTTGTGAGCCTCTCAACCTTACCACTGGTGGAGAGGTCACTAATCTTGCTAAACTTGTGTATGATGCAGATGACCTTTTTTCTTACACTTTTGTACCTAATATTGGTTCAAAAGGATATGAAATTTACAATAAAGTAATGGATTATAGCAATGATGTTTTGGATGAATACTACATGTTTTCTTCAGATAACTACTTTACTTTGGGTATGACAGTAAAAACTAAATTGAAGATTGTGTCTACTACATCTATTCTTTATGACAGCACAATTTTTACATCAGTATACAACAACCCTCAGTTGATGCTTACCACACAATATAAACAGATATTCATGGTACTCTTAGCTGTGTTTAGCTTGAGATATTATCTGTTTGAATATGCTTTTGAAGATAGTCAGGAGCTTTCTGAATTGGTCAATCCTATATTTATCAACAACCTTTGTGGTAGTATAAAATACATTAAAATGAAACTCTTAGAGCTTACTATACATGAAATTGTGGAAACTGAAAGCTCTGTACATTTTATATGTGACCAACTCAATGATTTGGAGAGAAATGTACATCTTATTGAGGCTGAGTTCCTGAAATATATTAAATGATAGGAGGTGAAAGACCTTGGAAGGATACATTACACATGTAGTATCTGTAGGTGACTCACTCCAGAAGATTGCTATACAATATGGGTTAGATGACTGGAGAGAAATTGCCTACATCAATAATCTTAATTACCCATACATAAACGATGACGTGACAGCTCAGAGGGTGTCAGAAGATGGAACTACTTCAGTAGGTCAGATAGATGCCTCTGGAATAGCCAAGATTGGTGACCAGTTATTGATACCTAACTGGAATTACACAACTACTCCAACATATAACCAGATAACTGCTAAAAAACTGGAAAAACTTGCTTATGGGTGTGATATTAGTATTTATACCTATGAACAGCCTGGAGTAGTTGTAGATTTGCAACAAAAAGGTGAACTGGTAGAAGATGGATATGGTGACTTAGATATAGCTGAAGGAGTTGCTAATATAAGGCAATCACTGCTTATTGAGCTTAATACACCCAGAGGTGCTTTACTTCTCCATCCAGATTTTGGTAGTGACATTAAGAAGCGCATAGGAATGAAAGCCAGCAAGTCAAATTTGATAAAGATACAGTTGGAAGCACAAAGGGTCATTCTGAAAAATTTCAGAGTGAAGAGTATTCGTAACATGGAAGTAACACAAGACGGTGGCTCTGGAGCTTGCAGAATAAAATGTGAAATTGAGCCTATTTCCCCTTACTCAGTATTTACATTTAATGAGCTTATCAGTAGCAGTATATAAGGTGGTGAGAACATGAGTTTAAGAATAAAATCAATCAGAGAGATACTCAATGGAATGGTAATTGATGTATCTACAAGAACAAACAAAATAACGGATTTTACTGAAGGCTCTGCCACCAGAACACTGTTAGAGGCAGTAGCACTTCAGCTTGAAGAATTCTACTTTAATATGCGTCAAAACATAGAATACGCAATAGAAAATGCTATCTATGATGCATTTGGGTTCAGTAGAATACCTGAAGAAAAGGCAACAGGTTATGTTACTATACACTATATAGAAGCAATGCCTGCTGAAATGATTATTCCTATTAATACAATTTTCACAACATCTATGGCTTATAATAAGGTCATAAAATTCAGAACTACAGCAGATGTTGTTGTAGAAAAGGGAGTCATTTCTGTAAAAGTTCCAGTAGAGTGCCTTGAAGCTGGAGAAATTGGAAATGTGGACCCAGGAAAAATCTGTATAATGACACAGCTTAACAGCCTTGTAGATTATGTAGAGAATGAAGAAAAGTTTGTAAATGGTGTAACAGCTGAGACTTCTCAGCACCAGAAAAATCGTTTTAGGGAATACATAAAATCCCTTGCAAGAGCTACTGCTCCCAGTATAGCTTATGGAACCAAGGAGGTTGAGGGAGTTGCTGGTGTGTGGGTAGATGACAATTATGTAGGGTTTGTTAGAGTATATGCTCATGATAAAAATGGTGATTTGCCTGATGAATTAAGGCAGGCAATCTATGATAACCTTGAAGAATACAGAGCAGCAGGGGTTGAGGTGGAAGTAATACCGATTGTAAAAGTTCCTGCAGATGTTTCAATTTTCTTTGTGTTTACTGATGAGACTGATGTAAATGAATACCTTATCAACCTAAAGCAGCTGATTACTGATTTCCTTAATAACTATGAGGTATCTAATAACCTGTACATAACAGACCTTACTGGTGCCATCACTTTGAATTATAAGGATGTCATTGTAACCTTTGAGGTTGAGTCAGGGTATGACAAGGAAGTGCTTCCGTATGAAATGATTTGTGCTGGAAATATTGAAGTTACAGGAACAAACTTGAAAAATTGGAAAAAGTAAACAGGAGGCACATTAGATATGGCAAGCGGTATCTCATGGTACAAAACCTTAAAAGCCACTATTTTTACAAAATATATAAGAGTTCTATACAAGATAAACCTTGATAAGAGCAATGAAGTACACAATGCTATTATTGAGGCACTTTTTCATGTTTTTGTACAGATAGAAGAAGACACTAACTTAGCAGCTCTTGAAATGTGTGTTAAAACTGCTACTGGTCTGTGGTTAGACCATTGGGGCACATATTTTATGATAAGGAGATTGCCAGAAGAAACTGATGAAGACTATTCTCAGAGAATAATTGATGAAATAAAAGAGCCTAAAGCAACAGTTAGGGCTATTAAGAGACACACTGCTAAGTGGCTCAATCGTCATAATAAGGGCGATAATTGGACAGAAGATGACATTATAGTGTTTGAACCTTGGACTGGTTTGATGAAGCTCAGTACTATTGGCACTCTTGATGAGACCGCCAGACTCTGGGAACCATATTATTGGACTCATTGTATGATAGATATAACAATTCCTGATGCCACTGAGCTCACTCAGGAATTGATTACCTATATAAGAACGATAAAAGCTGCAGGAGTACAGTTGTGGTGGACAATTTCTGCTACCAACTGGGAGGTGATGTCTGATTACTTCAATTATGCTAAGGGTAATGTATTATATGAGCTTGACTCATTGATTACCTATAAAGCAGATGGAGATTATGATGGCTTCAGGTTTGCTGATAGTTCCCTTACAGGGAATAGAATGACAGAAGATGATGAACTCTGGAACTTATCAATAGAAGCAGCAGTTGAAGTTATAGCCAGTAAGACACCACAGTTTACGTATGTGTATGAAATCTTAGACTATATGAAGAAAACATACATGATAAACTACTATTCTAAGTACAATACCAGCTATTTATCTGGTATTGACTACTCAGATAATTGGAAAAAACTGCAAGAAGAGTGGTTAAACAATTATAAGCTGGTTATACCAGAGTTTACTCAAAGATATGGTGGAACCCCAGAAGAAATCACAATACAGAACATTAAAGATAAAAAATTGTTAGAATATAAGCACAAAGTCATAGGAAAAGATTGGGATAATGCAGCAAGGAAGTGCAGATTGTCTGGTAACAATCTTGTTTGGACTTGGATAAGGCAGCTTAGAAACAATCATCTGTATATTGAAGGTCTTATTACAGGATATAGAATGGGCTTCAGGGTATCAGGAAATGATTTTGTGACAGGAGAGCTTAATCATACTTCTCTTGGAAATGGATTGCTTTCTGGACAAGATTTCACTGAAAGATATGAAGAATACAAGCAGAATAAACCAAATTTGATGAACCTTACAATTATATCCTATTGCAGTAGTTTTGTATCAGGAAAGACATTCCAATCACTAACTTTACAGGATATAATAAATTACAGGATGTCTCAGTACAGAGAAAAGGTATGGGATAAGGATTATCAGATAAAGCAGTTTAAGTTCATGATGTCTGGTAGCCCTGATATTTATATGATGTATGAACAGGCATCTACCATAGAGATTGCTATTCATGATATGACTGAAGGCTATGATGTTATATCTGGATACACTAAGACCCTTGGAAGCGTTGAGCATCATCTTCAGTCTAAGATTGAGTTCCTTGCTACACCTGACCGTATTAAAGGCTTTAGGTTTAGTGATGCTACTAAGACTATTGAAGACAGTGATTGGAACCATAGTAAATTGTCTGAAATTGACACTCTTTCTGGAGAACAATATGTTGATGTTCAGTATCAGGTATTCCATAATAACCACCTGTATATTGAAGCAGGAGTCACTGGAACGTACAAAGGATTTAGGTTATCTGGGAGTAAAGATATAAATGAACAGATAAATCATTCTTCACTGGCAGAGAGTTTATTGTCTGGAAGAGATTATTCTGATAAGTATCAAGAATACTT